ACCTCTGTACATTTTTGGCGCAGACACAACGTAGGGAGCGTATACTCTCTCCATTGAACTCTTTGGACGCACCATGTTTTTCATCAGTTCCCACTTGAGGATTTTGTTCGTTCCTAATACAAGAACACCTTCGTACCATACATCAATTCTTTTAGATAATTTTTCAAAACGTGCTTGTTCTGTTTTAGGTGGGTTGAATTGATCGTCTTTTTTTAGCACTTTTTCTCCGCCTTGTGCTGTTTTCTTTTTCTTGTATACGATATTCTTGTCAGTCTTGTAACAGAAATATAATAATGTTGCAGTATTCTTATCAAATGAGTCAGTTTTATAACCACCTCTCATTCCTTGATATGAATCAAACTTAGATGCCGACTTAGCAATCTCTTCTACTTCTTCTTGTGTTATTGATGGATCAACCTTCTTGATCTCTGTGATGTTTACATTTTTAACCTCCCCAAAGTAATAGCAATCCTGAAAGTGTGGATCTTCTGTGGGGCTGAATACTAAATCAGCTGGGTCAACGTAATCAACTTTAATTCCATCGTGTGTATTGAACGTGTGCTTTGCAGCAGAGACTCCAATAACTGTAGAGTCTTCATCTAATCTTTTCTTTATGTACTCGTAGTCGTTATGCTTTAAAACAGATGTAATGGCTTTTTCTTCAGCAATCTCGATGTCATCTTTATAATCGATTTGCATATGTATATCTAGCTCATCATCTGTTTCAGGAAGCATGTCTGGCTGTACGCTAAACATATCCTTTCCTAGCATAGCTCCGATTTCCTCGAAGTCTTCTTTGTTTCGCATCTCTGTCTGGATGCGATTCTTGTACATTGCCTTCTTGTTTGAAGATACTGGGTCTACTGCCTCAGCTTTTACATCAAACAATCTATTTGAAATGCCATTAACTACAATGTCTACAAACTTAGGTATAATAGGCACAGGAGTCCAATCAAGATTTAGATAAGATATGTCTCCATTAATAGCAAGCTCGTCTTTATACTTTCGCACAGACTGCTCACCCATTGCATATGTTCTTAGTTTATGATAGGTGTCACGGTTGTTGTAAAACCTTGATTGACCACCCTCTTTTCTAAACCACTCAGACTCTATAGCGTGCCCTACCATAAGCCCATATTCTTTTGATGCTTTAACAGCATCTGAAGCTAATTGATTTGGAAATCCAATAACGTACTTCCCAGAAGTTCCTCGCATATTTTTACTTTATAATAGAGCTAACTGTGCCTGTATTATTATACCTTGCAAAGTTAACATTTATTTCTGTATCTTTTCTTTTAGCCTTAATGACGTATTTCTGGTTTGCCATGATAGCAAGACCTGAGCTTACTGTTGCATCAAACTTGGTTCTGTTACCAATATCATAGTTAGCCCAATCCAATAATGTCCTATTAAAGTACATATTACCAGTACCTTTATCACTAAATCCTACATTGTTCTCTATATAACTTTCTATTGCTTCAGCGTGTATAGATATTACAGCTGGAGATGAGGGAATCCCCCCAAGCTCTCTTTCGGCTTTAGATAAATCATTTCTGTGTTTGTCTGGTCTGTTTATGCTCCATTTTCTATATCCCCTGTTTTTAAGATGATACAAAAGCCTAGGCTTGTTGTTCTCTGCTAATACTGGCATTCCATAAAACACCATAGCCATAAGAACATCCTCATAAAACAGCTCTGCCGTTTGTGGTCTGTATACATACTCTAAGAAGAACATATTAGTTGGACCATCTAAATTCATTCTAGTGTATCCATGTAAAGCACCATTAGAACCTCCACCACCAACAGTCCCAGATATATCATAAGAGTCACATCCAAAAGCACCTATGTGCTCATTGCCTGGATACTTAAATCCATTTTTATTTATAACTCTGTTTCTAAGCTCAAGAGGTGGTATCCAACTTACATAAAACCTTCCGTGCTTCTCTGGTGTCCATATAACCTCTGTATCCTTAACACCATTTTTCCAAGAGAACCCTCCTCTTTGAACCACACGCTGTCTTTGAAGGTTATCGTTAAAGTCTATCTGCTCATATATTCTAGTTAAATTAAATAGACTATTCTTTGCCTCATCCCTAAATGCATGACCCTCTGTTCTAGGAAACTGTCTATAGAACTCATTAAGTGCGTCAGAATCGTTTCTAAGGCTCTCTACTTCATTTTCCCAGTAGTCTAGTACCCCTCCATCTATAACGTCTCCATAGTGGTCTAAAACGGCTTTATTTGGCTTCCTGAAGACTGGCTGTCCGTACTGATCTAAAAACCCTTCAAAGTTCCACTCCATAGGAATAAATAAAGAGTATAATCCGCTCTTAGTCTGTCCGTTTGCATTTCTTTGTGTTACATCAGAGTCTCTAAAGAGCTTTTTAAAAGTACCCCCACCTTTGTCTTGAGAGTTTGAAGTAGATCCCATCAGACACTTGCCTATGATTCTTCTACCTAGCCTTAGTGTAGTTTTAGTGACACGCCAGTTGTTGAGGATATTATCGGGACGTTCCCACTTTCCAGATTCATCATGCACGAGAAGTCGTAGCTTTTCACCATCGTAGGAGTTATCTCCAGTGTTTTTCCAGTCGATGGTTGTGTCGAGTCCTGCAAGGTCGTCATCATTCTCTGTGTCTGCAATGGACCTTCTTGTAAGCTTTGATGCTGGCACTCTGTATGCAAGCTCTGTCTTCGGTCTATCCATACCGTCTTGGATTGGCTTGAAGAAGAATGGATAGTTTGTTGAGATTGGCACGACTTTGTCTGTGAACATTTTCTTTGCATCCGCACCACTCTTGGATAGAATACCAAACCTAGCATCGGAGGTAACTGTAGCTTGGTTAACTGTTTCTGCTGATGACATAAAGCTGAATCCTGAACGTCTGTTCTTGAGATAGCACATGCCGTAGCATCTGTCGTCTGCTTTACAGGCTTCCCAGAAGATAAAAAATATTCTGTTTGATTCTCTGTATTCTGGATGCCCAACATCAATCTTTGTCCACTGTAAGTACATGTAGTGAGACCCAGTAATATAAGTAGGAAAGCCATTATTTTTAAACCAAAAACCACTCTCCCTTCTATTAAACTCATCCTCAATGTAGTCGACCCATGACTCTTTGAATGCACTCGGATACTCATTCCACTGGAAAATGGTCTTGATCCTTGACAGCTCTTTTGGATACTCAAATGGCTCCCAATATTGTTCCGAGTCTTTTTCACTTCTTTTGTGAATTTCTTTCGGTTGCAAAGGTAGTGCTATTTTTAAATTTTGCACTTCAACAACTTCACCAATTTGTCCAGATTTTGATATAACAATTACATCGTGGTCACTGTTATACCCATAGTCCCAAGCTTTCTTTTTGTTTAGCTTATCCCTAGTCTTATCATCGATATGAGAGATAACCTTACATAGCTCAAGACTTTCGTCCTCTGGACTCTGCAAAGCTTTGGAATCCTGTATCTTTTCCTTTGCCGTCTTTAGTCTGATCTTCGCCATTAAGCTTTTCTCTTTCGTTTTCTATCCTTTGAAGTATTTCAAAAGCATCAAATATCGCAAGCTTTTTAGTTGCTGCAGCATTCTTTAATCTATCAGCAGCTAAGTCATCATCAGGCTTTCCTGTAATAATCTTTTCTTGCGCTACTTTTATTAGTTCTTCTACAGCCCTTTCACCTGCTTCTATAACTCTGTTTATAGTCTCAACTACTTTGTTTTCATTATCTCGTTCCATAGTGCTTGCGCTAATCTAACTTCATGTTTATTTTCTATGCAAATATCTTTAGTCAGATCTTCAAACCTCTTCTTGTTCAATTGAATTACTTGTTGTTGTGTTCCACAGCTTGCCATCAATAAAAGGCTTGCCGTTAATGTAATGATTGTCTTCATGTTGTTTGTTTGTTTGTGCCATAAGAATGGCGTTGGTTAGTTTGTCGATACTCTTACGTATCTCCTTTAGTTCGTTTCGAAGTCCGTTAGACTTCACATTTATTGTGTCTTTACCACTCATTTAATTAAATTTTATACAAATATCATTATGATTCATTCTGTAGACTTTTTGATTGTCTATAGTAAACTCATACTCTGAGTTTTTTGTAAACCCTATTTTTTCTCCCTCATCAAATACAGAGCTATGCTTTACAATTCCCACATGCTCCTCTTCTTTCTTGTCCGATCTATAAATTTCACTGTCTTGATTATGATCGATAGGAGAAATGAAACAGTAATTTTTTGTAGTTTTCCACCCCTTGTCATCCTTGTACATATATATTCTTTGAGGATTAACTAAATACTCTCCATCCCTAAAGAACTCGTTACTCTTTCTTTTCTTACCCTTGGCGTCTAAGTATGTTCTAAACACATTGTGATGAACAACTACTAGGCTACCAAGTGGTATCTCTCCACCCTTCGGCACCGCACACACAACTCCCAGCCTGTTCACATAACTGGCATCCTCTATTGAAGTGTTTATCGTGAACTCTTGATCCGCTATTGTTTTTGTGTTGTTGTACTCTTTCCCGAATGGCTTTATTAAATAATCCCATCTTGGTGTCATATTAAATTTATATTGTATTCTACTACTATTGGAATGTCTTTAAACTCTTTCCATTTTACAGACTCTTCGTTTTTCTTGACCCAAACACTGAATCCTTCTTGCTCTTGAGCTATATCACTTATTGTGTATGATCCCCCTAGAACCTCTTGATTAACTATGTAGTGCATAGCATTCTTGTAGTCTGCTCCAACTGAAATCTTTCTAATATAATTCATTACATTTTATTTTTATCACTAAAGTTAGTGATTTTAACTATCTTACCCATATCATAGTGTATGGTTTGTTCTACAAAACCATTTGGTTTATAGACCACAAACATACCGTGATTAATAAGTTTATCCCCTACAGCGATAACATACCCTTCAACCACAGGCTTCCCATTAGAATAAAGAACCATTTTAAGCTCTTTAGTTGGGGACTTGACTATATGCTTGTCGTTTTCTTGAGAAAACCCAACTTGAAAAGTTAAGAATGCAAATATGCTTAGTATGTATATCTTCAATTGTTCCATTGTTTATGCTATTGCTAAATAGATATAGACATCATTATTTGTATTAACGTTTCCACCCGTTCCGACTACAGTAAATCCGTTAGCATCGAAGTTTATTCGCTCTCCTGTTCCTGAATCTTCTGCTGCACTTGAATTAGCTCTTAAATGTGTTGTGGATGGGTTTGTAGTCGTTGGTGGCTTACTATGTATTATCCAATTTCCACCTTGAGTAGAATCCTTTATCATCACAAATCTAGGAGAAAACCCTGTTGTGACTGCATTACCTGTTAAACCTGTCCCTGTATAACTCCCTATCTTCTGATAACCTGTTATAGATGTGAAGCAGTAGGCGATACTTGGATTGTTACCTGAAAATGCTTGTGATGTTGTAAATGTAGTAGAGGAATGTGGACCAAACACGAAACTCGGGTTATTATTTACGGCATCGGTAGTATTTAAAGATAAATAGTCGTTATCATTTCCCGTAATACCACCTATTGAAGTGTACCAATTTACAGAACTATTAAGTATTTTAGTAATTACTAATTCAGGAGCAGCACTTAATCCGTGTCCTACTGTTGCAGTAACATTTGTTGCAGGTCCTGTAAAACTAACAATACTAAATCCTGCTGCATCATTAACCGATACAACACTATCTATAGTTCCCTCTGTGTTTATCTGTGGGAGGTTGTCATCGTGGTCTCCTGCTTTCCAACACCAAGCAACGTAGGTGTCATTATTATTATTAGAATTACCATTTCCTAATACAGTAAAACCATTAGTATCAAAAGAATCTACAATATGTGGTAATGTAGTTGCCTCTGCATTAGTTAAATTTGATATTAAGAAGTTTTCAGCCCCCCTTACTGAATCTTGTAAAAAATGACTCCAAGATGCATTATTTCTACTCTTCAACCAAACCAAATCAGGCTTGAAGTCTGTATTAATAGTTTGAGTTCCACCATTCCCTGTCCAAGTAACAACATCAAAGCTATTCTCTACTGTTGGAGTAGTAGTGTCAGGGTCTGCTGCTATTGCAAGGTAGATGTAATTATTTGATGAGCCATTATAAAGAGTATTTGAAGTTTTTAATTGAAAACCATTAGAAAGAAAATCTAATGCAGTAAATGTACCTTCTGAATCAGATAAATTAGCGAATAACTCTTTATTTCTTGGATTAGATGTTGCTCTTTTATTGTCGTGTATTGCCCAACTATTTGCGCCATCAGTTCTCTTAATTAATACAAAAGCAGGTTCAAATCCTGTTTCCACAATAGTTCCATTAGCAGAACCATTCCCTGTATAGCTACCGACTTTCTGTATTCCGTCTACTGAATGGAAGCAGTAGGCAATATGTTCAATATTGTTTTGATTAAACTGTACATAGTTTGTTAAACTGTTTGTAGTATTACCCGCTGTAATATATCTTGCCGAATTAGAATTAAAAGCTGATGTAGTATTTAACTCTAAATATCCATCTTGGAACAAAGATGTAACAACATTCCAATTATAAGCTGTACTCAATCCTTTTGTTATTATCAATTCAGGTGGGTCATCCAATCCGTGTCCTACTGTAGCACCATTTGTGCCATTCCCTGTATATTTCACAATACTAAACCCTGCATCTGGATTAGCCTTTACAGTAGAAGTAATACTCCCATCTGTATTAGATGCTGCTGCATCAGTTCCTGCATTAAAGCACCAAGCTGCGTAAGTTGTGCTTGACCCATTCATTGCACCATTTGAGCCTAAAGTAAAACCATTAGAATCAAAAGATGTAACACCTGAAGCCACATTTTGACCTAAATTTAAATCAGATGCTAACCAATTAGATGTTCCTCTTATAGTATCAAACAAGAAGTTAGATGCGGCATTTGACCTTGACTTTATCCAAACCAAATCAGGACTAAAATTTGTAGCCTCTTGGTAAGTTACGTTAGTAGCAGTACCATCATAAGCGTAGGTTACGTTAGAAGCTGTTCCATCGTATAACTGCTGTTCGTCTCTTGCGTCTCCATCAAATTTGTAATATGCTTCTAAATTATTTGTTGGAATAGACGCAGTTGTATTGTTGTAAATATATCCTACTTCTGTTGAGGTTAGTATATCTGAATATATCCTTAAGTCATCTATAACTCCATTTAAAACTGCATTTGAAGTGTCTTGTGTTCTTGCCCATCTATTACCTAAAAAAGTATCATAAGTAGGGGTGGCATTATTTAAAAATATAGAACTCGTTCCATTTAGTTCTACGCTATTATCAAGATACAGAACATAAGCTCCATTGTTATAAGTGATGACTATATGATGCCAATTATTGTCATTTATTGATTGCCCATAAAAAAAGTCGTAACTTGAACCATTAGCGAAAGATAAAGTTAAAGAACCACTATTTATATAAACTACATATCCTGTAGTTCCACCTACTGTACTACCGTTTCCGATTATAGGTATTTCACCTGCTGTATTAGTACACTTAACCCATAATGAAGCTGAAAAAACAGTAGTAGATGAACCGTAAACATTATTTGATAATGAAATTCTACTGCCAGTGCTTGCACTGCTTCCTGTAAATATAGCACCACTTCCAAACTTACCACTTGCACCGCCTGTATCATTTGCATTACCTTCAAATTGGTATAAAGCAACGCCACTATTATCAGAAAATATATCTGTAGTTGATTTTGTAGTAGATGCAAATGTTTCTCCATATAGAGTAGTTACTTCTGAAGAGGATATAGCTTTATCAAATAATCTAAATTGGTCTATTTTGCCGGACCATTCATTGATAGAACTGTTTGGAGCTTTACCTATTTGATAATTATTACCATTATCGAATGTAGTATTTGTAGTAGAACCTGAACCTAAACTTGAGCCATCAAGATATACAGTATATGTTCCTGCATCCATAGAAACAGCTAAATGATGCCAAGTATTAGTACTAAAAGCACCTGAAGAGCCAAATTCTACTGTTCCATTGTTACCATCAGGATTTACTTCAATTTTCCCTGTATCTCTAATCATAACATACAGGTCTTGAGTTGTTGAATTCCAGTTGCCGAAAACCCATCTGTAAGATGTAGACAAATCGTCTAAATACAACCAAGTAGAAAAACTAAAAGTATTTGTGAGTTTATTTATCGGTATCGTAATATAACTACTACTCCCATTAAATACAGCACCTCTATTTATATACCCACCAATACGTTGAGTGCCTCCGTTTCCTGTGTAGAGTACGGTGTTAAAATAGTTTGAAGGTGTCGGCCCTGAAGAACCTACAGGTCCAGCATTAATTAGTTTTTTACCAAGCATTAATCTAGGTTTATATCATATAGTACAACTGCTGACTTTTCAGTAAGCGCATTTATTTCAGTTTCTTTAGTACCCACAGCTGTTCTAACCGCAGCTCTTGCTGTTGTTATATCCGCAGGCACCGCTGTACCGTCATCATCTTTTCTTATTATATACCAATCTGTTTCTGCTAACTTGTTATTTGCGTTAGATTTTAAATTACTAATTTTATTAGTTTTCATTTCTTCTAACGACTGAGACCATGTTTTATCAGACTTAGTATATGTAAATACTGAATTAGCAGAATCCCAAAATATATCACTTAAATCATCAATAGCAGAATTATATCCCTCAGGATATACTACATCAAACAACCCTGCATTACGAAGTGCAGTTTCTGACATAGCTTGTGCATTTAAATATGTACCCGATGAACTATATAAAGTTTGAGGAACACCGTTATATACCGTAATAACACCGTTTTTATTTATTGCTTTTGTTGCCATTATGTTGCTTGTTTACTTATTGTAGCCCACTGTTCAGTTGAACCATTGGTTGCTGCTATTTGAATTAAATTACTAACCGTACCGTCGTATGTGCCGGATATAACTTTTACAGACGCAGGTAATACCAGTGCATGGGATCCCGTAATTACAAGATCCTTTACCATTCCGGTTGATACATTTGAAAATGTTAATGTTGTATCTGCTGTTAATGTTTTTGTAAAAACTTGCGCAGAAGAAAAGTCAACAGTACTAGCCGCAATAGCCGCTGCTGTTGTAAACTCATTTCCAAGTTTATCGTACGATACAGCATCATCATTTAATACTGCTGCTGTTACTTTTGTTAATGCCATAATTATTAGCTAAATGTTATTGTTCCTGTTCCTGCTGTAAAACTAGTAACCTTATCATTACCGTCTGTAGCTGTTGTTCCGGTTAGCCCAGAACCTATTGTAATTGTTTTAGTGTTGGGATAACGCAGTATAACTATACCAGAGCCGCCAGCACCAGAATTACCACCATCACCAGATGCTCCACCTCCGCCGCCAGTATTTGCTGTGGCATCAAAACCGTTTTGACCAGATGACCCTGTTCCTCCTGCGCCACCTCCACCAGTGCCTCCAGCACCTCCAGCGCCCCCCTGCGTACCGCCAGTACCTCCTCCTCCTCCAGCATAAGTTACAGAGGTGCCTGTTATACTTACAGCTAATCCAGCTCCGCCTGCGCCAGCAGTTCCAGTAGTTGCATTACTTCCAGCTGCTGATGCGCCTCCGCCGCCTCCGCCTTTATAAGGGTGTCCACCAGCATGACCAGAACCTCCAGCAAAACCTTGATTTGCAGTGCCATTACCAGCTCCAGTAGACCCGCTTGTTGAAGTACCAGCGCCTCCACCAGAACCTCCAGCTACTCCAGGGTCATTATTAGTACCTCCTCCTCCTCCTCCATCAGAAGTTATAGTAGAAAGTACAGAATCAAAACCAGGGTTTCCTTGATTTTGATATGTTGTTTGAGCAGCTCCGCCTGCTCCTACTGTTACAGTATAATTTGTTGATGCAGTTAAACTTAAAGATGATTCAGCACTTGCTCCGCCGCCGCTTGTAGAGCCATAAGAAGTACGAAGCCCTCCAGCGCCGCCACCCCCTCCATTACTTCCTCCAGAAGCACCTCCAGCGACCACTAAATAGTCAACGTCAAATCTAGATGTATCTTCTGTAGTTTCAAATGTTATGTTTCCTGTACCTGATGTAAAGGTTGTTACTTTATCTGTTCCGTCTGTTGTATTTAATGCTGTTAATGTTGCTGGATAGTGTATAAAATATTCTTGTGGATATCGTAATATAACTATTCCAGAACCTCCAGAACCACCAGCTTGTACAGTGTATTGTCCGCCGCCGCCGCCTCCTCCGGTATTTGCAGAACCATCTACGCCGGGTGTATTACTTAAATAAGCTCCAGCTCCACCCCCACCATTACCGCCAGCTCCAGCAGCTGCCCATCCCAGACCACCACCACCACCAGCATAAGTAACTGATGAGCCAGTAATTGATATAGCTAATCCAGCTCCCCCATCTCCTCCATAATTTGTTCCATCTACTCCGCCAGCCTCGCCTATTGATGAGGCTCCTCCACCACCCCCAGCGTTGAGTCGAGTTGAATTACCTCCAGCAAAACCTTGATTTGAAACTCCAGAGCCACCATTATATGTAGTAACGGCAGATGGCACTCCAGCTCCACCGCCAGAACCGCCAGAACCACCATCAAAGTTGGGTGATTGATTACCTCCACCGCCACCACCAGTTGAAGTTATTGTTGAAAAAACAGAATTACTTCCAGAATAATTAGCCGGAGACTCAGAGTCTGATGTTGCAAGCCCACCCCCAGCACCAACTGTAACTGTATAATTTGTTGCAATATCTAAAGTTAATGATGATTCAGCACTTGAACCGCCACCAGACGTACCACCATAAGATGTACGTAAACCACCAGCTCCACCGCCACCGCCATATCCATAACCCCCAGCTCCTCCCCCAGCGACTACTAAATAATCAACTGTTAAATCTGGTATAGCTTCTCCTAATAGACTTGTAGATGATGTGACCCAGCCTTTTGTAGCGCCAGAATATACTAATCTAGTTGATGCAAAATTAGTTTTTAGTGCTTTATCATTAGATGAGCCCTCTATGTTATTAGAGCTTGTTATAGTTATTTGATTTGTAGCGGATGTTCCCGCATAGTCAATTAATTCAACAATGTCACCAACTGATGGATTTGCCGGTAAAGTAACAGTAACTCCTGCAGAAGTAGTATTTATAAAATACCCTTTGCTGGCTTCTGCTGTAAAGTTTGATGTTTTAACAGCAGACTGCCACTCTGTCCCAAAAGACGCATCAATTAGTTCTTTCTTTATTTTAGTTTGTGCCATCTATTAAATCCCATTGTTGATTTTCTTCATTCCATGTATATTGTTGCCCATCATCTGGGTACGCCACAGGCGCTTCCCATAAGCAGCTGTTTTCATTTAGTGTCCAACTATCAAATGGTTTTGGTGGGATAAATGCATCTCTTGCAAAATCATAAGTATATCCTATGCCTGCATAATTTTTTCTAAAAGGTGTTCCATCGTTTATATGAGCACCTCCTCTTGTATTATAAGATGTACGCTTACAAACTTGCTCTCGGATGTTTCCATAGTGCATCTCCCAGTTTGTTGGTCCATCTGTTTCGTCTTTACCGACTATCACCTCGGTAACGATGTTTTGCATGTTTAAGAAAGCGTAATGCGCCATTGTATATATATTTTATTATTTATGTT